TGGTATGGTTAATTTGTTTATTGCTGTGCCAATATATTTATATACTTCAAGGCTACTAGTATCGTTCCATGTTGCATTTCCTGCGCTATTCCACGTTGTAGGTGCCGACTCGTTCCATGTTATTTTGTCGCTTTTTCTGTAGATGTCACAATGATCGTAAGTACTAATATCGGGCGGTGTAAACGATAAATCTAATTCGTAAATATATGTGCCGTCTCCAACATCATGATAATTTTGAGCAACTTTTAAGGCAGATGCCTGCGGAACATATGCATTGCTTAAAGTATGTTCGTATACAGCTACATCTTCCAGTGATTGTTCTGCCAACTGAAATTTATTATAGGATACAAATTTAAGATATATCTTTTTACCAATGTCAGCCTTTGTGAATGCATATTTGAAGATATAATCAGACAATCGAACAAATTTTGAACCAACGGCGTGGGTAGCAATTGTAGACGAGTCGGCGCCACGAACCAAGTAGCTTAGATTGTAATTATTCACTGCTGTTAATGTCGCCGTTTTATATGCTAGTAGTTCGCCGTCAACCCAACACAGTGTATTTAAGTTTTCTGCATCGGCTTGAGTACCACCAGCAAGTACCCCGCCGCCTAGCAGATTAACGCTAAGTGTATTCGTTGTATCGGGGCTTGTCGCCGATGGTAACACAGCGGTCAACGTGCCATGTTTTGCCGGACCTTTTATTTCGCCTATTTGTGCGTAAGTTTCTCCGTCGTCACTAGCCCAAACATAACAACCGCCCCAATTATCACCGCCACTAACCGCTAACCAGGTTTCAAGTCCGGATGTAGTTATCGAACTTGGAGCGTCAAAAATTGCAGGAGCATTCACATTACCTGGTTCTATGTAATAATTAATGCTTGGCCTATCTGCCTGATGCGCGGTATAAATGCCAGGAGAATACACACCTGTTAATAATGGGGATGCTTCAACCTCAAACCCTTCTTCATCGTCAGCCTCTTCAAAAGTCTCGATTAGCACCGGTTCTTTATTCAATCCTATTACTGGATCAGTGATGGTTACAATATCTCCAGGTTCCAACAAACAATGTGACCAACCGAGTTTAAAACTATAAGTATTTCTAGAGTATACACTCTTTGTAGCAGCAACTTGCGCAGCATAGTTTGCCCTGGTTTTCGTATACAAAAAATCATACGATAGAGTAGACATAGGACGTAATCCGCGCTCGTTAATATCGGCTTGTACCAGATAATCGGTTGTTTCTGATTCATAGCCATTTTCTCGATTTGTGAAGGTTACAATTGCCTGGTTATATGTTTCTGCATTTTTAGTTCTTTTGAAAACTACATGCCTGCCGTCGTCATCAGCAATAAGATCTTCGGTAGTAAGATCATATTTAGGTGTTGTGTCTGGGATATAGGTCTCGTTATTACCTGTTACGGTCTCGTCGCATCGAGGAACGAATTTAATTTTATTCTGACTAGAAAAAACAATAACATTTAAAGCTTCGCACAATGTGTTAATGATTTCATATACTTTACTTTGTTCGTTAAGCTTTAAAGTAACGTACATATCAGTAGCTTTAGCAAACAGCCTAAGCCTAGATAATCCGTCTGCATCGATATTACTGGTTGATAGCCCTGTGCCGTTATATATATTTGTAGCGATATACACAATACCATCAGCAGGATTTATGTCAATGCCATCACCTGTGCTTAAAAGCTGTCCTTTTAGCTCAAACTGGTAATTCTTTGGCGCAGCACTCGAACTTAAATCAACGTATCCAGCCACATAAGCTAAACCGGAATACGGCAATGCCCGTGTTGGGTCTTTGCTCTGCGCATAGCTCCATGGTGATTGTCCGTATTCACCAGTAAACAATGTAAGTCCTGCGCTGGATAGCGTGATTTCGCTATCAGTATCTTCCCATACGCTACCTATTCCGGTTACAGGTCCTTCACTTAATCCAATTATTAGTGCAGCTTTATAACTGTAATCTACTGTAGTTGTCTTACTTTTGCCGCCCTTACCAGTACTTTGAGTGGATTTGTTTGTTATGGTCGTAAAGTTAAAATAATCAATAATATTACCGGATATTTTCGCAGTTCCCAGAATAATAGGTACTATTTCGTCGTAGGTGGCAGAGTTAAGCTGTATCCCGGCAATTTTTTCTGATGATTCGATTGTTGTTTTTTTTGTTTTAAATAATCCAGACATTTACTCTTGCCCCCTTAGGCGGTATACCCCTGCCATCCTGGACTCTCCATTGTTATATAGCAACAATGACTCATTAACGCTTGACATGATTACACCGACACCTATATATGCGTGAATTATCGTCGGCCACTCAACTACAATCCCTGCATGACTCACGCATCTGCCAAATTTAAAAACCGCCACATCCCCTGGTAGGAATGGCGGTTCTGTTTGGTCACAAAACATATTAACAAACGAAAGATATTTTTCCTCTGATTGATGCAAGTGAAAGTCTGCAGGATACCACCCAACATCGGTATGTGGTATGAGTCCACAGTGTTCAAAGACTTCTAACAATAATGTTCCACAATCTACCCCTGCACCTTTGATACGAGCAGCGTTTACATGCGGTGTTAGCATCCAGGTTTTTGCCTCAGCCACTACATTATCCCGCCATGTCATGTCACTGTCTCCGTTAGCGGGATATATGGAGTTGCTCGGTTTCGATTCCAGTTGTTAAATTTTGATTGACATGTTGCTGGCAGTTGGTTGCATCCTGGGTAAATCTCAAAGGTATCATCATAACCGGGCAACGCATCTAGGCTAACCAACATTATTAAATGCCCGTTTGCAGCGTAGGAGTCTTGTATAGCCATTTTTACGCCAGTTAACACACCAGATGTAAATTTTATACCGCCTAAATCGTAATATCCGTCGGTAAACGTTAGGCTAGTATAAAGCACTCGTTTACTAACGGCTTGAACAATGGTCCCCGCAACAGTATAGTTGGCAATGTTTACTCCGCAGCCTGCACCATATAAAACGTATGGGCAAGTTGGGTAGTATTTTCTGGACGGATAATCAATATTCGCCTTACTCATTATGGATAAGTTATCCATGGAAATTTCCATGCCGCCTGCATCTTGAATGTCAATATTGCCGGAAAACCATAATACCCTACCTACAACTATGCCTGGCGCAGACATAAAACATATATATACAGTGCATTCAGCATCATCAAAACCGCCATTATGTACAAGTGTCATAATAGGCGTTGCTCCGATCAGATCTGTCTGAACAACATACATGGTTATGCCTACAGAGTCCACGCTAATTGTCGAGGATAGTTTTGTTCTTCCCCGCTTAATAGTCGGTCCATGTGCTGAATATGTTATGCCGTCAACTGTTACGTTCTGGTCATAATCTGTATATCGCAACACCGTGCCACTCTTGAGCGTTATGTCATATAAATTACACTTATAAAATTTAGTAGACAAATTAAGCAAAGATATTACTGCTACTGATGCGTCTTTCATAATACTGTCACCACCGTAAACGATCCCATTTTATGGGCTTGATACCAGAAATTTGTCCATTCCAGGTTATTATCATCAAACGCTACCCTGAAATAGTATTGGAAAGTGGCAGTTATCGCCGCTCCCTGTGCTGGTACTATTCCGAACATAATTAATCCGTCATCTCCCAGCGTTACAGATCGTGTTGCTCCGGCAACTTTCACAACCAGGGAGCTATCCACAATATCCTTTACCGGCTCAAGGTACCCGCCGATATTGCGAACTAAGTAATACTTTACTGTTGTGCCATCACCTGTCCCAATTCGCACATCAGTAGCAATATTATCTTCCGGGTCCAGCCACAGAAACGTGCTAGTTGGCCCCTGCAACTGCGCAAAAAAACCAGCAAGCTGGTGCCGCTGGTCATCGGTAAGATATGGATATTCACATTCTATTTCCCACGTGGGATAGGACTGGGTGCATAACGCCTTGCGTCGTCCGTTTGCTGATTTCTGTGTATATGTATTTTCCCACACCTGACGTTTTTTGGAGTTCCATCCAAACGACATAATGTCTGGGAATATTGCTAATGACAAGTTAGCACCCCCTTAAAATACTGTTTCGTATCCATTGCCCATTGCACTGTTAAGAGCTTTTGCTATTTTTTTAGCTCCACCGTTACTAAGCCACTTATCAACTGATTTACCATCCCATGCATGCAAGGTTATTTGTGGTTGTACTGCTGTTTGCGTTTTAGAATCTGACGCAGTGTTAGCGGTTGCATTAGATTTTATTGCACTGCTTGTATATCTGCTGGACAACGAAGATAGTGACGGACCTGTTACTAGGCCGCCGGTGGCGAAGCCGGATAAATTACCACTATTCAATGCATCTAGTTTATCTACGCCTATAGCTGATACAATGCCGCTATTTAACACATATTCCCCGGCAGCTAAGACAGCCGGGATATGGTATTTAGTTCGACTCCCAAAGCTTCCAGTATATCCGCCACTTGCAAAACCACCAATCATACTGCTAAGCGTACCACTACCAGAAACACTACCACCATTTGAAAACAAACTTATTCCAAACACACTGCTAAAGAGATTCATGGCGGCCATTTGTATCTGAGCCGCTATCCACTCTGCGACCATATTAGATATTACTTTGTTTATAGACTGACCTAAATCAGACCATGCATCTGACACGCTGGATGCACCACTTATAGCATCCGAAAAAAAGTCTTTGAAGCTACTACCAATGCCTGACGTTAATTCAGCCATGTAGGACATGCTAGTCCTGTGTGTTTCCTTCAATGCGTCATAGTAAACATCAAACATTTCTTGACGACCAGCCAAATCTTGAGCTAACGCTAACCGTCCTGAGTTAAGCTCAGTAACCAATGCAGACAGGTTTCCATCGTTACGAGCCTTACTTAAATTACCCTCAAAATCAGCTATTTCTTGATGAACAGTCTTTAACTTCTCAGCCATTTCCTGATTTACAAGTACCGTCTTATTAGCAACGTCCTGCGCCAAACTAATCTGCGTATTCGACATGTCGGCAGCACCGGCCTTGACTTGTGTCGCAAGGTCTTTAGCGTCAACCACCATCCCATTTTTACTGACGGTAAACGCTGTTTTGGCCTCGGTCATTACCTGAATACTTTGCAGCTTTGATTCATTGGACAATTGCTCAAATGCTTGCTCGGTATCCCTTGCCGCATTTTGTATTTTTGTTAATTCTTCTGCTGCATTTGATTTTATTTCAAATACTTGTTTAGTGCCGTCGCCCATACCGATTTCAGCTAATCGGTTTTGATAATCGGTTGCGTCGGATAGAGCTTTATCCCAGATCGAGTTAGTTTCTTTTTGTTGGTCAGCAAGAATTTTCTTCTTTTTCTCGGCGTAAATTTCGTCAAGTCGGGTTAAATCACGTTGGTAGTTTTCATTTGCAGACTGAGATTCGTCAAGAGTTTTAAGTTCGTCGGCTTTCCATTTATCGAGCTGCTCTAGCTGAGTGTTAGTGAGTTGTATCCATTCCCCCTCAATAGACTCACTAGCCTGCTTGGCCTTTTCTTGCAAATCTTCATACGCCTTTGCTGCTTCGTCTACGCCGGAACTGCCGCCACCACCGCCGGATGGTATTTCTGGAATTACTGGCGGAGTTGGCACCACTGGCGTTTCGTAACCTTCGCCTGGTGACCTATGTTCTTGTGCTGTTTTATTAAAGTTAGCCATGGCGGTGGTTGCATAATTAGCAGCGTTACCAACGCCGTTTAAATTGCCTGCGGCATCACTTGCATACAAACTAACCGCTGCCATGCCATCAGCACCAGCATACAGAGAGATTGTCAATGCATCGGTTTCTGTTTTTGCCTGCATCGATTGATAAACTACTGTACCAAGAGCGGCGGCAACTAATGCACCAATACCCATAAGAGGCCCTAGAGCAAGACCAACTGCTGTTTCTGCTATTGCCATTTCATATAATGCAGGAATCATTTTAGCCGTCATTGCCCCGGCAGTGGCTAATAATCCAATTTCCACACTTGCTGGCACCATGTCAACCATCGCACCGCCAATGCCCAACGATTTTACTTTACCGCTAAACTCTGTAAGAGTATCCAATGCATTGTTGGTTGCGGTTTTAAGATCAAACGCAGCGACAATATCCTCACCAACCTGGCGCATGGTGTTACTGGCTTTATCCTGGATATTCGACAGTATACCGGTTATGGTATTAGATTGTTTTTGCATCATGCCGCCGTACTTGGTGGACATCTGTGATAACATACCGGATATGGCCGAATTTGCGTCGATAGATTTTTTCTCTGCAAGGTCCATTGCAGTGGGCACGTCTGTACCAATAGTTTTTGCTAACATTTCCCAAGCCGGAATACCAGCTTCTGCGAGTTGATTCCGTGTAATTCCCGCATTACTGCGGGCACAGACTATATCTTCATCTCAAACGTTGAGATGCTCCGCACTTCGGGCAGTAGCTTATCATCTGCCCTACTCCCTTTCGGGATAGTCGTTGCACTTTATTTATATTCCCATTTAAAACCTTTGTGTGTTTTTAACTTACCGTTGCAAACTTTTACAACTGATGAGGGGTCAAAACATAATTTTGCAACCTGAGAAACAAACTCAAATTCTCTCACAATTTCACCCGTAAGCGTTTTCTGTATAACAGCTCTTGCGTTAGGTTTCGCCGCACCATGAAGAATATATTTCTTTTCTCGCAGATACTCCCTGTTTGTTTCAAAAGTACTTTTAGATGCTTCGTAATTATCAACATAGCACCAAAAGTAGCCTTTTATCTGCCTTGTTTTTCCCCTGCAAGCTACTGCTATTGTGCTTCTATCGCAACCAAATGAACGCGCAGCTTCAGACGCACATTCAAATATTTTTATTATGTTAAGCGTTTCAATATCTACTTGCATTACAGGTTTTGATTGCGAATTTTTACTTCCAATCCTACCAAACATAGGGTTATTTCTGCCAGAAAAAGCCTTTCTTAGTTTTTCTTTATGTTCTTCGCTTAGGTGCTTTCCTTTGTGAGAATTTGAAATCTTGAGTTTTGTTTCTTTGGACAAAACATGTCCCATAAACATTTTTGAGTGTGCTTCCTTAAACGCATTAGACCTAGACCGTTGTTTTCGTCCTATTCTTGCTAAACTTATTTTTCTTTTTCTTTCTTCAGTCATTGGAACATCACAAAAAGTATCAGCCGACCTATTAATATTCATACATCTATCGTGGTCAATATATGCGTTTATGTACATCTGCTCGACTGCTACTTGTTGATCTTTATCAACAACAGTAATAACGTCAAAAATCAAGCTTTCTTCGCCATACTTGTTATAACAATTTTGCAAACGTTGGTTTTTATGGGTGTTTGTCCGTAATTCTCTCAGGTGATCATTTTTTCGTTTTTCAAAATTAACTGTTCTCCCTACATAAAAATGCTTGTTTTTAACACAAAAGATTTTATAAATATAGCTACTCATGGTACAAAAGCACCTCCCATGCAATTATACCGCATTCAGTAAATTAATACAAGAGAATATAAATATTAGCACAGGATTGCCCTCGTCTTTCTCGTAGGGTTTCCCTGTTAGCACCACAATTAACAGGCCATTTCCTGCCTGAAGCTATCGCTTGCAGCACACCCCTAAGCAATAGAGTTCACGGAGTTTATTTTTCGTGCTATCACTAACACGCGAGACTCTTTATCCAAATCTCTTCTGCGGAAACACGCTGTTTGGCTTTCATTTGGCCAAAAGCCAGCGTAACCCTGTCTAGTACTTCCGTACTGCCACCGACAGCCGCAACAGCATCACCAAACGCCGTCAATGATGGTAATATTTCTTCTACCGTAAAGCCCATTGCCAGCATGCGCTTTGACCCCGTTACTAATCCGTCAAATGTAAATGGTGTTTTCTCGGCAAAGTCCTGCAACTGCTGCAAAAATGTATTAGCCGATTGCGCTGAACCTAACATAGTTTCAAAGGCTATGCGGTTTTGCTCCATATCAGCGGCCATTTTAACAGCCTTTACACCGACTACGCCCATACCTACTGCAAGCACGCCCATTAATTCACCGGCGCGCTCTACTGTTGCGTTACTAGCGGCCATTGCTTCAGAACCAAAAGCACGGTTAAGCTGGCGTTTGCTGGCCTGAAGCTCTTTTCGTAATCCCGAACTATTTGCTCCAATAGTAACCATTAAAGATGCGATTGTACTAATTGTGTTCACCTCCGATCAATTGACATTTACGTTTTTGGTAATATTAGGAGCTGGATTTATTACCTTGGCATTAAAAATTTTGTTGTCCTTTTTAGTGACGACGATAAATAGTTACAGTCCAAAAACCTTTCTTAAGTGCGCTTCCTCAGCTTTTTTATCACACTTAACAGCCTTTTTTTGTTTTAACGGCTTCCACAAATCCGTAGGCTTAACAGGTTTTTTCGTGTGTACCGACATCATAGCCGCCGTAAAGTAAGCCTGCCGTTCGCAATCGTGGTTTTCGCGCCACTGGTAGCCGTCCAGCAAATCATAAAACTCCCAAGGCTGTATATTGTCAAATTGTTCAGGTTGTAACCCAAGCGGTCCATAAGCAATTTTCCTTGCCCATTCCAACCACTCATGAAAAGAGAGGACGGTGTTTTGTTCGCCGTCCTCTACTCGTTTGGGGATTCTTCCTCTGGTTTTTTGTATAATTCCGGATAATAAATCGCCATAATAGCGTCTGAGCTTGCCTTGCCTAATGCCCCAGCAGCCATTAACGCGTGTCCAATCTTAGTACCGATATCGTGAATGTTTCGCCCTTCAGCACCAAAAATGTAATCATCAATTTTTTTGTCGTAGTATTGCGATGGTCTGCGCTCCAAACAAATTGGCAATGCTGCTAGGCAAAGATCATAACCAATGTTTGACGTATGGATAATTTGCGTTACCGTTTTACCAGTAATCCGTTCAAGTTCGGCCATGCCAGGATTGGTAAATGTTAACTCCTGCTTTTCTCCAAATAAATCAAATGGAATTTTACGATCCATAATAAATCCCCCTAAAAATTAAGGCGACCGTAAGGCCGCCTATTATTTATGCCGTGATGGTGATTGTTACAGTCAACGCGGCCCCGTCGCCGGTAGTAACAGTAAATGTATATGCACCAGCAGTTAACCCGTCCAAGTACCCGCTTAAAATTGTCAACGTGCCTGACGAGTAGGTGTAATCAGTTGTTACGGTAATAGCGGTCGAACCGTTTTTAACACTAGATACCGTGGTTGTAGCCGGTAAGATAGTAAATACTTTATCTGCAGCAGCAGCTAGGCTCATCGTTGCTGTGAGTGGGCTAATGCCGGGCGTCCGGTCACTCAATGCGCCGTTTCCCGAAATAGTACCAGATAAACTTGCTTCGCCGTCGTGAGGGGTTTCCATGCTGAAGTCAGTCAAACTTCCCCAGCCAGTTTGATAGCTGCCGTCTGGATAAAGCAATTGAATGTTTACTTCTATGCCTTGCATAAACGCATATTCAAGTGCTTGCAATCCTTCGTCTTGCAGTAACACCAGGCCGTCAAGGTCCATTGACCATGAACGCAAACCTGCTTTTACTGATTTCCAACCACCACTGGTTTTATGCGAAACGTCAATCTCGTCTGCGGACCGGGCTAATGATGTTCCCCGTTGTCCCCCAACAATTGTCCAAATAGGCACAGTAGGTGTACCCGTATTAACGTTAAGCAAGTAATCTTTTCCCACGGTTGCGCTACTTGTTGACGGGTTAGTTGGCAACGTAACTGCAAACCTCTGTAAATCAAATGCATTAAATTTCATATTTTACCTCCTTAAATTTTGGTATAAAAAATAGCCCTCACACGGGGCCGACATTCTGTATGCGGGCTGAAAAGTACACTACGCCATAAAACTCCGTGCCGCTTCTGGCGCCCTTACCATTTTTAACTTCCTGGCTTAAAACCCGAAAACCATCAGCAGATAAATCAATCGGCCAGGCAGTTAACACGGCGGTTACGTCTTCGGCTATACCGTTTATAGCTCCCTTGCCAAGATAATCTGACCATATCTCGATTTCGAGCGTGACATTTACAATATCAACATCTTTAGAGCCGGCAAACTCATATTCGTAATCACTAAATGTAATGTACGGAAATTCGGCACCTTCCAGCACTGAGTCGTACACCGGTGTGGTCTGCTTGCTGGATAGAATAGAATAAACGCCTGTTTGTAAGGCGTTCAGTGGAATGCGTCGTATCATGTTTTCTTCACCGCCTGCTCAATATCACGGATTAACTCAGGTTTAGCTTTATCAATTGCGGGTTTCATAAATGGCTTAGGTGCCCTGGCTGGAATATTCCTTGACGGGCAGGCTTTAGCGCCACCTTCTACAAAATGAGCGTACCAAGTTTTCGCGATAATGTACCCGGTAACAGTTTTTTTATCAAATCGTGAACGGATATTCTTCTTGAGATCGCCCGTATCAACTGCTACACGCTGCCTGGCTCCCTTACTAACATTAACTGTCGCCTTTTTAACCGCGTCCTCGATCTTGCCGGCAGTGCGGCCGTCATAGGCTGAGATATTGGCCATTGCGGTTTTGAGTTCAGGGACAGAAAAATTAATCCTGAAACCACGTCCCATCAGCGCACCACTTCCTTGCACACCACCATAGTTTCGTTTTTCTCATAGTCATACGCGTGTTCAACGCTGTAAATATGGGTTTTATACAGCACCCGCCAGCCTTTTTTAACGTCGGATCGCCGCCAGATAACATGATTGCGAGTTAATTCACTAAGCATTGTACCAGTAGCTTGAGCGGTTACGGTTTTAGGTTTCCAGGCTTCAGCCCAGACAGTGGCAACTGACAGGTATTTATCTTCTCCCTGCGGTGTTTTCCATCCACCCGCCCCATCTTCAACTAAATTCGGTTTCTGCAAGATTATTTTTTTATCCTTTTTCGCTACACTCATACCGCCTGCAACTCCTGCTGGTATTTAGCACTTAACTGGCCAACCAAACCAATTACCCCAATACCGCCTGCCTTGCCGACTTCCTCAGTACCTTCAAACCACCTAACTAGCAATATTCCAGCAAGCATCTTCGCTACCGGATCAACAGCGGTATATATTTCAGTCAGTGCACCCCAGTCTTTACCGGTTGCCGTTTTAATAAACCCATCAACAGCCGGCAGAAACACACTCGTTACTTTGCTTGGCATATCGTCAGCAGATTCATAATTCAATAGTCCAGCGGCTTCTAAATCAGTTAAAATTGCCACCTCGTCACCACCTAAAAATAATGGGCACGGGTATTAGCCGCCGCCTAAACTTAAATCATCAGGTACGCATCAACGATCTTGCCGCTCAGTGCAGTATTTAAAGTCATGGTGTTGCTCTCAATCGCCGTCGAGCTAACGGTAACAGTCGGCGCGGTAGCCTCTTTTGCGTTATCCAGGTAAGCCGCCAACACCGTATTGTGTGCCAATTTGTATGGCAAACCAAGTTTAGCGCCAAATCCGATTGCAGTCGTCGCGCCGGTACCGTCATGTGCTGGAATTGTGATCGACGTAACAGTCTTAAACGCCTTGCTTCCCGTAACCGTACCAGCAGTATCAACCGTAAATGCCGGTAAGGTTTCGGTAATTGCTTCGTCAGCGTAATTTGTGCCGGCCACAATAACCTGAATGGCTTTAATGTCTCCTGCCGTACCACCAGCAGTAGCCGTAATATTACGGGGTACTGCCGGGTTAGTAATGGCTGTGGTTACGACTTGCTGTTCCGCTGTTGATGTTACAGCAGCATGTACGCCAGTTGTGCTGGCTACTACCGCATCGGCAGCGGCAATCTGAAGGTGAGCAATAAAGGCGCGGTCTAATACCACGCCCGATGCCTCCGTTTTTATTCTCC